CGCGCGTTGCATCAATTGCGATGCTATTGAGGTAGTAGCGCAGATCGTTTTTAGCTGCGAAGACTAATAAGGCTTTGATGATGGAATGGTCGATAGTGATTTTCATGATTGGCAATCCCCTTTACGTTGTTTGAGCCTTCAGTGTAAGACATTGTTTTGTAGATTGCAAGTTATGGGTCGAATTGGCAATTAAATTTTATAGCGATGGCAATCGAAAATGGGAGAATTGCCAATCGGCGCGGCTTGTAAGCGCCTGATTCGATGAGGGAAAAAGGACTATTGGCAAAATTGTCATCGTTTTTTCAAAAAAAAGAGGGGGGGTGATATGTGTTAGTCGGCGCTGACTTAAAAGACGTGACAATCTTGCCAATATTGCCAAGACCTCAGCCCCGATCACGGACGCCACAACACCGCGCCAACACCCGTTTTTCTTGTTTCGGCTTTCTTTTTGGGCAATCTTGGCAATGGTAAACAAATAGCCAAGATTGCCAATCAGCTAACCGGATTGGCAATCTTGGCTATGCAAAACAAATAGCCAATCTTGCCAATGTCCGACCGCCCGACCGCCCGACCGCCCGACCGCCCGACCGCCCGACCGCCCGACCGCCCGACCGCCCGACCGCCCGACCACGCCGACCCCGATCGACCCCGATCGACCCCGACCCCGACCCCGACGCCAGGCATGGTTCGTTATGCCGATCAGATCGGTCATCGTTCTGTTTGCTAGATCGCTTTTGCAGTTGGCTTTTTGCTGGCGAAGCCCCCCCCCAGGGCCGACGGCCTGGCCGGTCAGGGCCGGTGGGTCCACAAGAAATTTTTTTTATTTTTAGCAGCCACACGTTTTAATAACCTAATAGCAAGGCTGTATACAAAAGTATTAGAATGTCTTACGCTCGCGTTGTAGCGACGTTAGGTCATCTTGGTAAAATTGGCATATGTTTAAAAGTCTTCCTCTTACAACGCGTGAGATCAAAGCGACCGAAGCGGTACTGGAGCGTATATACGACGCTGCGTATCTAGGTTTGAAAGAAGATTCGTTGGCGTTAGCAGCAGGGTTGTTACCTGTAGAGTACCGGCTCTTGAAACAGCATGACAAACTTGCCGAGATTGCCGAACTCAAGGGACGCGCTGATAGTGAGCGTGAGCACAGCCAGCACATGTTGAACGCTGCGCGGAATGGCGACGCTAAGGCAGCGCTAGAGATACTGAAGCACACGCATGGTTGGGTCGCCAAGCAAGCCGTTAGTATTGAGGTCGATCAGCGCATTAGCGTGATTGACGCACTAAGAGCTGCGGAGACGCGTGTGGATGAAGGTAGAGTGATTGATGTAACGCCACCAAATGAAAAGCTAACCCATGCAAAAGCCGATATACAGTCCGGAAGACGAGCAACTGCTGATGACGCGGTTGTGGTCCCCCGCGATTAAAGACGACCCTGAAGCGTTCGTATTGTTTGCGTTTCCGTGGGGGCAGGAGAACACGCCGCTAGTTAAGTACAACGGACCGCGCATGTGGCAGCGCCAGGTGCTGCGCGACATCAAGACGCACATACAGAAAAACAAAGGCCAGATCGATATGGACACGCTGCGAGAGGCAGTCAGTTCAGGTCGAGGGATCGGTAAGTCGGCGCTGGTGAGTTGGTTGATTATGTGGATGCTATCGACACGAATAGGGTCGAGCGTGATCGTGAGCGCTAATAGTGAGGCGCAGCTCAGGTCAGTGACGTGGGGGGAGCTAACAAAGTGGTCCACGATGATCATCAACGCGCACTGGTGGGAGATCAGCGCGACCAAGCTGCAACCGGCGAAGTGGTTATGTGACATCGTGGAGCGCGACCTTAGGAAAGGAACGCGCTACTGGGCGGCAGAGGGTAAGTTGTGGTCAGAAGAGAACCCCGACAGCTACGCGGGGGTGCACAACCACGATGGGATGATGTTGATCTTTGATGAGGCGAGCGGGATACCAGACCCGATCTGGGCGGTGGGGGCTGGGTTCTTTACGGAGAACATATTAGATAGGTATTGGTTCGCGTTCAGTAACCCGCGCCGCAACACAGGGTACTTCTTTGAGTGCTTCCACGCCAAGCGTGACTTTTGGACAACGCGGCAGGTGGACGCAAGGACGGTCGAGGACACCGACAAGCAGGTCTATAGGCAGATCATCGAGGAGTACGGCGAGGACTCAAGCCAAGCGAAGGTGGAGGTGTACGGTGAGTTTCCGTCCAGTGGCGACGATCAGTTCATCACATCAAGCGCTGTAGCGGACGCAGCCGCACGGCCACGGTACAAGGACGAGACCGCGCCAATCGTTATTGGTGTGGACCCAGCGCGGGGTGGTGCGGACTCGACAGTGATCGTGGTCAGGCAAGGGCGCGACCTGACGGCGATCCATCGCTACCACGGCGAGGATACGATGACGATCGTAGGGCGCGTGATCGACGCGATCGAGCAGTACAAGCCAACGCTGGTGGTGCTCGATGAGGGCGGGCTAGGGTACGGTATCTTAGATAGGCTGCACGAGCAGCGCTACAAGGTCGTGCGAGGGGTGAACTTCGGGTGGAAGGCGAAGAACCCTATTATGTATGGTAATAAACGCGCCGAGCTGTGGGGGCTGATGAAGGAGTGGCTTAAGACGGCGTCGATCCCTAACGACAGAGCGCTCAAGTCTGATCTAGTTGGGCCTACCATAAAACCTAATTCGTCGGGTACAATTTTCCTAGAAGGCAAAAAGGAAATGAAAGCCAGAGGGTTAGCATCGCCCGACGCTGCTGACGCGCTGGCGGTGACGTTTGCATTTCCGGTCGCGCACAGGCAGTATGTTGAAAAGCGAACAAATCGTGCGTATAACGCCAACGGTGTAACCACATCTTGGATGGGTGCTTGATGGCAAAGAAAGGCGTGTCACTATCAGTCGGACGCGGTGAGAAGCTACCCGTATCTAAGGGTGCGGGGCTGACGGCTAAGGGTCGTGAGAAGTATAACCGCGAGACAGGTAGTAATTTAAAGGCACCAGCACCTAATCCTAAGACCGAAGCAGACAAGGGGCGTAAGGCATCCTTTTGCGCTAGAATGGGCGCGGTAGCCGCTAAAGCTAAAGACGGTGAACGCGCTAAAGCATCACTTAAACGATGGAAGTGTTAATCATGGCTACTAAACCAGGTCTCTATGCTGCAATTCATGCTAAACGCGAACGCATCGCTGCGGGGTCTGGTGAGAAGATGCGTAAGCCTGGTAGTAAAGGTGCGCCGACGGCTAAGGACTTTCGTGAGTCGGCAAAGACCGCCAAAAAACCTATGAAAGGTAAATGATGCCACTTGTTAAATCAACCAGCAAAGACGCCTTCCGTAAAAACATCAAGGCTGAAGTTGACGCAGGCAAGCCTGTCAAACAAGCGGTGGCGATCGCCTACTCAGTAAAGCGTGAAGCGGCGAAAAAAGCAAGCCCTAAACCTATGGCAAAGAAAAAGTAATGGCAACGCTTAAGCAAGACCCTACAGGTATTGAAGGCGCGGGCAAGGTATCGGCTCGCGGCGGTCCTGACCAGAAGGATCATCGAGATACGTTGCAACTGATGCGCGACCGGCTACGGCAAGCGATTGGTGCGTACTCGGAGAGCCGTGAAGACGAGCTTGATGATCTACGCTTTATGGCCGGTTCGCCAGACAACCAGTGGCAGTGGCCGCAAGATGTATTGGCAACGCGTGGGTCGGTGCAAGGGCAGACAGTCAACGCAAGACCTTGCCTGACTATTAATAAGCTACCGCAGCATGTAAGACAAGTAACTAACGAGCAGCGCCAGAACCGGCCAAGCGGCAAGGTCATACCTGTTAACGATCAAGCCGACGTTGAGGTTGCCGAGGTGCTCGATGGCATCGTGCGGCACATTGAGTACATGTCAGACGCTGACGTGGCCTACGACACAGCGTGCGAGAACCAAGTCACTTACGGTGAGGGTTACATTCGTATTCTGACGGAGTATTGCTACGAAGATAGTTTTGATCAAGACATCAAGATCGCTCGCGTACGCAATAGCTTTAGCGTCTACATGGACCCGCTGATCCAAGACCCATGCGGGGCAGACGCTGAGTGGTGCTTTATTACTGAGGATTTGCTGAAAGAAGACTACCAGCGCATGTACCCTAACGCTGCGCCGCTGTCTTCAATCATGGCGCAAGGTATTGGTGACCAAGATATAAGCCAGTGGATTACGGAAGATACGATCCGTATTGCAGAGTATTTTTATATCGCGCACAAACAAGAGACGCTTTACCTGTACCCAGGCAATCAGTCAGTCTTCAAGGGGTCTATGGAAGACGATCAACTGCGGGCTATGGGGCTTAGACCCATACGCGAGCGCCGTGTAGACCGCAAGAAAGTCATGTGGATGAAAACCAATGGCTTTGAGGTGCTTGAGGA